GAAATGATGGGGAAAGATTGGTGTGATTTATATTTAAAGGACATGGCAAAAGCAAAATCAGAACTAAACTATCATTTTATAGTTTTCAATTTATATAATCATTTTACATATGCGAATAGTATTAGTGTAGATAAGTCATAATTCAATCAGGATGAATTTAAATATAAAAATGGTATCAGAATATCACTCAAAGAAAAAAGTGTCTTAAAATGAAAATATGAACAATATAACAATAAAAGTATTAGCAGGGGGAATATTCTCTAAATTTATGTATGTTATTCAAAATACACAAATGATAAATACAAATTTTGATTCTCTATATATTGAAAACATAGATGAGAAATCATTAATAAATGAAGAAAATATATTTAATAATATCTTTGAGCAAAAAATACAAGACAATCAAGTATCACACGATTGTGTAGTTGTTCCTAATTATTCTAAATTTTTACCAATTGAAGATAGTAAAAATTTGAATGATTATAAAAAAATTGTAAATAAATTACGCTTTACTGAAAACTTTAACAAAAAGTTTAATTCATATTTAGAAAAATTAAATATAGATGAAAACTATATTGGCATGCACATAAGGCTATGTGATATGAATATACATCATAAAGATGATTATGGTAGTTTAGTTTTTGAAGATTTCTTAAATGAAATTAAAAAATTAAAGGAGGATGGTAAAAAAATATTTGTTGCATCTGATAATAATGAATCATTATTAAAATTAAAATCATTATATAATGATGATATTGTATATGTTGATGGGTTTTTGAGAGGTGAAACTGAAAATGAGGATACTTTATTATTACAAACAAATCATCTTAAAGACGTAACATTTTGGGAAGAGGCTTTTATTGATATGTTACTCTTATCCAAATGTGAGACATTAATATGTAGGTCAAGTAATTTTAACAACGCATCTATAATTTATTCAAATAGTTTAAAGAAAATTATAAGAATATGAAAGAATAAATTATATAAATCTTTTACTTGTTTCTCTGATATTTATATATAAAAATATATATGAATAAATTTAAAACAAATTTTGAAAAAATAGTTGAAAACTATGAATTAACAAGTGTTTCAATTATTGGCATTAAATCCAAAGTTAAAAAATACTATAATTACAAATTAACATTTACAGATAATACAACATTAATTTTACCAGAACTCACAGAGAAATTAGAGGATTTTGTTAAAAATGGCATATGTAAATACAATTTAGATGAATACGAAGACCTAACTTATTTCAAAATAACAGAACAGTAAAACTTGGGGGTATTAAAAATATCCCCTTTTTTTATTTATTTTAAATTTATTTTTAATTTAAAACGCAAAAAACACTCTATGCGTATATTTATTTTTATAAAATCTGTGTTATATTATGCCAAAGATAAAGTTAGATAGGTTCAGTATTGCTGAAATAAGAGATGAAATAAGTAGGGGGATAAAAATGTGTGATATTGCCCAAAAACATAATGTGACCAGAAGGCACATTAATAAAATAAAAAATGGTGAGAGATGGGCTGATTGTTTTTATTGTGAAGAAGCCGAAGAACTTATCAAAGAAATTAATTTAGATAAGAAAACAAACATAAACATAGAATATAATATTACCAAAGATGTGTAAAACTTGTAAATCACCAAAAGAAGTTGAATTAGTTGCCCCCCTTATTGCAGAGAATGAGTGGGAATATGTATCTACATTAATTAACAGACATAAATTAGAATATAAAGAGGTGGAATTTTTAACATCAGTTTATAACAGATATTATAAAGCCCAAAGAGAAGTTAAGATGTGTGGGGGTTGTTTAAAAAGATTGGTGCATAATTTAAGGATAGCATATGAAAATGAAAATTTAAATTTAATGGTATGACAATTTTAGTTGACATGGAGAATATAAAACCAGAGTTGGTGAATAATAGACCAGGCAGACCCCCAGGTGGCAAGCAAATTAGATTTAAGCCTGATATGGTAAGGGAGGGGATTGATTTATTATTAGATTTGCATTACTCACAATCAGAGTTTATAAGGCACTTCTATGTTAATCATAATCTAACCAAACAAGAAGCAAAGAAATATTGGAATAAGGGGTGGCAAATAATAAATTCAAAATTTGAATTGGAGAAAGAATCTATGGTTTCAAAACATCTAATCAAATATTGGGACATACACGATGCTGCAATAAGCAAGGGAGACATGAACACAGCAAGACAAGCATTAAATGATATTGCTAAATTAGTTGGTTTGAATGAACCAGAGAAGCATACAGTATCACATAATGTTATCAAATTAAATTTTGGTGTTGCTACTACTACCCCAATCCAAGGGGAGGAGAATAAACCTGAATTACTTTTAGGATGAACGTAATAACAGTAGAGGGATTTACCCCCCATCATAATCAAGATAGATTTATTAAAGATATATTAAAATCTAATAAAAAATATCACGTATTAAGTTTGGGGCGACAATTCGGAAAAACATTAATGGCAATAAATTTATTGTTGAAATGGTCATTAGAGACAAATGATAGTTCAAATATGTGGGTATCCCCAATATATGCACAAGCAAGAAAAGTATTTGATGAGTTGGTAAAATACTTGGAACAAACAAATTTAACACAGAACATAAATAGAACTGATTTACATATCAAATTTATCAACGGCAGCACCATAAACTTTAAGTCTGCTGAACGACCAGATGGTTTGAGGGGTTATACCTTGGATTATCTTGTGATTGATGAGGCGGCATTTATGAAGGAAACAATATGGTCAGAAGTTTTAAAACAAGCCACATTAGTTAAGGGCAAGAAGATATTATTCTTATCAACCCCCAAGGGAAAGAATTGGTTTTATAACATTTATATGTTGGGGCAAGATATAACCAATATGCAATATGAAAGTTATTATGGATCCTCCTATGATAATCCATTAATATCTTGGGATGAATTATTTGAAAGTCAGAAGACATTACCAGAGAACATTTATAAGCAGGAAATTCTTGCACAATTTTTGGATAATGGGGGTGAGGTATTTACAAATCTTGAAAATTATTGCACGTTGCAAGGTTTTGCAAGTTATGACCCCAAGATGAAATATTATGCTGGATTGGATTTGGCAAAACAAAATGATTATACAGTATTAACTATTCTAAATCAGAATGGGGAAGTATGTGAAATATTCAGAACCAATAAATCAACCTATGAGATTATCTTAAATGATGTATTGGTTATTGTTAAGAAATACAAACCCCAATTATTGGTTGAAGTTAATGGTGTTGGTGACCCCTTATTTGAAAGAATAGTAAAAGCATATCCAGCAGCAAAACCATTTATAACAACAAATGAAAGCAAGGGGAATATAATAGAAGAATTAATAATATCATTAAACGAGGGTAAATTAAAACTACCTTCTAAAACCTTATATGATACTCTCTACAACGAGTTAAGTTTATATACCTTCACTTATTCACCTTCAACAAGAAAAGTTAAGTATGGGGCTCCAAATGGCTTCCACGATGATATTGTAATGTCTCTGGCTTTTGCCAATCAAAGTTTAAAAAGTAGATTAAATTATGGACAATATTCAGTCAAATAATAGTCCAATAAATCCTGGGGAAGTGTATAATAGATTAACTGTCTTATATGAGACTTATCCATATATAACACCCCAAGGTAAGAAAATAAGAATGTTTAATTGCAGTTGTTCTTGTGGAAGTAACAAGATAATTAGAGCAAGGGCTTATGACTTAAAAAACCATCATACAAAGTCTTGTGGGTGCTTAAAGGTGGAAACAATCAACAGAGTAAGAGAAAATAGAAATTATGAATGCTACATTAACAATTAATGAAAAAGAATATCAGATAAATCCCCCCACCATAAGACAGTGGATGAGATTTCAAATGATAGAGGGGTTAGAAGATGAAAATTTATTGGCTGCCAAATTAATATCAATTATAAGTGGAATATCAGAGAAAAAGATATTGGAACATAATTTTGATGATGTTTTGGAAGTTGGGGGAAAATTAATGAATTTTATTTTAAACACCAGTCATAAGTTTGTAAAGGAGTTTGAATTTGAGGGGGAGGAATATGAGTTTGTTAAACTTGATAGTATAACATTTGGACACTGGATAGATATTGATTCAGCATTAAGCAAAGCCCCCATTCAAAGGAAGAAAGAATTAAATTTGCAATTGGCATTATTATATTTGCCAAAAAGTGATAATGGTAAATATTTATCAGATAAAGTAATGCAAAGAGCCGAAAAATTTAATAATTTATCTATTGAATATTTATTTGGGGCTCTTTTTTTTTTAAGAAATTTAGAGAGGGTGTTGAAAAGAAGTTCTCCAGATTATTTGTACAAAGCAATACTGGTGAAATACCCCAAGATAGGACAGATGATAGTGAGAATTTTAATAGCCACTGGGGCTGGTTTATTACGCTGGAAAGTATGGCGAATGAAGACATTACTAAAATTCCAGTCATACTTGATTATGAGATGATGTTCGTAATGAATCATTTGGCATATATGCAAGATATAAATGAGCAAAGAAAAAGAGAACACGATAAAATGATGCAAAAATTAAAAAGATAAAATATGTCAAATGCGGTAGGTTATTATAATTTTAAAAAGGTTACAGATTTATTAAAAGAAATTGGCAATAAGCATAAGCAAATCAACTCATATAGTATGGGGGATGTTAAGCAACTTGCCAAATATACAGAAGAAAGATTAAAACAAGATAATACAGTTAATAATCTGGCTGCTCATTATCCCCTTATGTATGTCATGCCGAATGCAGCAACAACAGATGGAAGACAGACAATATATAATTTCAACATTTTGGTAATGGATATATTGAATGTTAAGAATTTTGATGTTGAGACTGATATATGGAGTGATACATTAGATATTTGCAAAGATATTATTGCTGCATTAAGATGGAATAATATTGAATGTTATAGAAATTGGGACATACAATATCCTATTTCATTTACACCATTTAGTGAATCGTTTGATGATTATGTTAGTGGATGGAATATGGACATTAGAATTGTCATACCTGATGCAATTAATTTCTGTGATGCACCATTTGACCCCTTTGATAATTGTATAGAGAATAATTAACTATGGCTGATTTAAGTTTTATATTAGATAAGAATAATGAGGCTATGGTTGCCATAGGCAATCGCTTTGTTGAATTAATTAAGGAATCCTTAAAACAGAAATATGCCTTTGGTAGGGGTTATAATAACAATAGAACAAGTTTTGGAATGGCTGATAAGATAGCATCAAGTACTTTATATAATTCAGTAGAGAGCAACTTTGACCCCAACACACAAGTTTTAGATATTGTTATGGAGTATTATTGGTTTTGGGTAGATAGGGGGAGAAAGCCAAGTGATAAGATGCCACCGATTGACCCCATATTAAAATGGACAAAGATAAGGGGATTGCCAGAAAATGCTGCTTGGGGGATAGCAAAGAACATACAAAAATTTGGTTATAATGGTAGCCAATTTTTCACCCAAGTTGCATCTGATAAATTAATTGAAGAATTTGAATTAGAATTAACAGAAAAGTGGGGGATAGGGATTGATGAGTTCTTTAACACATTTACAATAAATCAAAATTTATGAGCGTAGAAATACAAGTTATTCAAAAACCTCTTGCAATTACCCCAAGTAATACAGAGCATATATGGACATTAGCATCAACAGGTTATACC